GATAATCCTAATGTATCCAGACGTTTTCGTGAAGGGTGGATTCCATGCGAACTTCAAGATCATCCTGAACTTCAAATTACCATGATGGACCACGGCTCTGAATGGGCAAAAAAGGGAAATATAGAAATTGGTGGGCAATTATTATGCAAAATGCCAGCAGAAAAGGCGAAAGCTAGAGATGAACATTTCGGAAGAATGGCACAATCTCAAATGGAATCTGTTGATAATGTATATTTTAAAGATCAGGATAATAGAATGGCGACCAAACAAGTGTTTGAGCGTAATTCTAAAACAACTTTTGGCAAAGATTCTTAGAATCTTTAATAATTAATTTAATTTAAGGAGACAATTATGTCATCTAGTGCAACTCCTCACGGAGCTAGACCAGTTGGAACAGTTGTTGGAAGCCCTTATCAAGGAAAAGTTACTCACTACAAAATTAAAAATGCGTATGGAACTTCTATATTCTATGGCGATTTTGTAAAGTGGGGTGACGATAATCCTAATACTACTGTTCAAAAGGACACTGGTACAACGGCTTGTACGCCAATTGGGATTTTCCTTGGATGTGCATATACTGATCCATCTACAGGTCAATTTACGCCAAATCAATACTTTCCAGCATCAACTGCTGCCGATGATATTGTGGCGTATGTAGCTATCGATCCTTATATAGTTATGCAAATGCAATGCGATGGTGCAGCAGATCAAGACGATCTGGGCAAAAACTGTGCTGTTGTGCAAACTGCTGGCTCTACTTCGATAGGTACAAGCAAAAATGCAGTCGACATTTCAACTGTTGCAACTACAAACACACTGCCTGTAAAAATCATCGACTTTGTTGATGGTCCAGATAGTGCTGTAGGCGACAGTTATACTGACGTACTGGTAATGTTTAACGCTGGGCATCAACTGCTCAACTCAA